AAATACTTTCTGTAAAGCACCTTCAGGTCACGCACAGCAAGCTTGTAGCCCTGACGCAACTGTTCCCATAGCTTGATCATTTTAATTGTCTCAGCGTCAAATAAGCTGCAGTCACCGCCAGATATAAAGAGCTGACGTTTCTTAATGAGCTCGTGTTCGTAGTATGGTAGAAATGCTCTGTTGCGACATAGTAGCAACCACGAACCATTTGAAAAGTCTAAGTCTCTGATTCCTTTGATGTGGGTAACGCTGCCTTCAGGTTTAACAGATTGAACTGTATACTCTTGTTTCTCTGAGATTCGTTCTGCAATCTCTTCTGCATAGTTAAGTACTGGCTCGGGTAATCTGTAACTGGTATCAAGGATACTGCGATCACCCTTTCTGTTAATTAAAGATGCGGGGTCGCCACCTGAGAACTTGTAGATACTTTGTTTGTCGTCACCAGCAATATAAACTTGTTTAACTCCAATGCTTAGTTGATCCACGACTTTCCATTGTAGTGGAGATAAATCTTGGGCTTCATCTACAAATAAGTATTCAAGGTCTAGCTTAATATCTTTCTCAATGAACTGTTCTAACTGATCAGTAAAATCATACAGATCATTGTTGTCTTTAAACTCTTTGTAAAACTTAGAGAAGCTCTCTAGCTCAGCTACGGATACTGTGTGGCTGGGGTTATCAATAAGAACTTGTTCAGGGCTTATGAGCATGTTACGCATTAAGCTGTTGTAATACAGTATGCGGTCGCCACCACCTGATGTAAATGTGACACCATCTTTGTTGGATACAACTACGCCACCAGTTAGTCTATAACCAGACAACTCACTAAGAGTTTTGTAGTCTTGCCAACTGATAATCTTTTTGTGTGGTATGCGTCTGTAGCATAGAGCGTGGAGCGTACTGAATGCTTCGAAGTCTTTAAGACTGTATTCAGTGTGTAACTTAAGAGCTCGGTCAATAGCTTCTTGTGCACCTGTTTTGGTGAAGGTTGTAAACCCAATTTGTTTAGGAGAGCATTTATCTAAGCACTCACCCAACAGGTTCATTAGGGTTGTAGTCTTACCAGTGCCTGCACTAGCTACGAATATTTTAGGATCAGTCATTTTTCTTATTGGCTTTTATAACCTCTTTAACCCTCTCCCAGTATTTCTCTGTGGACTTTTTCTTCCATCCATTTGGTCCACCGTTGTGTATACGAGCAATATCTTCAGGAGTAACAGGTCGTCCAATCCTGTCCTCAGTTGCGTATTTATCTATATAAGCATTGAATATTTTAAATGCTGTATTCATATCAAATGCATCTCTGTGCACCCATCCTTCGTCAGCGTGCTTAGCTGCGTCTTCGACATAAGCTTTAGTCATTTGTAAACAGCCAAAGGATTTGCCGTTGTCGCCAACAGCATCTTTGTTACCTCCGCTTTCTACGATGATCATTGCAATTAATAATGTTTTTAGTGTCATATTAGTAGTTGTTGTTTTCTATTAGTTCAGGGAAGTTAGCAATATTATCTGCGTCTAACTTACTTTTATGTATTCGCCAGCATCTCGTGTTGACTTGGTTTGCTTGTATTCTGTCGGGCTCAGCTTTAAGTACTTTCTTAAGCACCGACAAGATTTTATTTGAGGGTAAGTCTCTAAAGCGTTGTTGTTCAAGAAAGTCTTTTAGATGAGACATACGGAAGAAGTAATTACCATCGGAGCGTTTAACTGGTCCGTGATTAATATGCTCTGCGTTATCAACTGATGAGTGGCAGAATGAAGATACAAGTTCTACAAGTTGACCGACAGGTGTCATTTCAAACGGTATGTCAATTTGTGTGCAGTTCTTAAGCAACAAGTTTTGTTGTTTGATCCAGTCGTCTTGTTTAATAACTGGAAACTTATATAACAACCTCTCCATAACCTTCTGATTAAACAGATTGAAGTTATCAAACTCTGCTGTGCTGAGCTGTATCTCTGTGTCGTCCAGAGTCAGATACCAAAGTGGCGGGTCGCTCTTGAGCTGCACAAGCGAACGATTGTTGGGCATAAAGTCTTCACCACCAATACCGTGTTTGCGTTGACCACAAAGCTTGGCGTCGCAGAATCTGCATAAAGGTTCTTGTGCACATTGGTATTTGTAATCCTTTTTAGCATAGGAAGCTATAATAGCCTCTACTTCTCTGTCGTTGAGGGGCTCACTAAACATACGATTGTATGTGTGTATAAGCTGCTTCCACTCAGCAGGTTGTGCTTTTTTAAGATATACGGCTACGTTGGCTAGTGTGATGTTTCTATTCTCACTTGCCTGTGATCGCTCACTAAATATGTAATTAAGACACGGCGGTCCTTCGGGAAACGGTTCTGTTGAGCTACTGGGTACTGTTAACTTATCAAAGTGTTCTTTAGTGAGTTTCTTGTTGTTAGCATACTCAATAAATTCTGCAGGGTTTAGTGCTTTGCCTTCTTCATCGAAAGCATATTGTAAAGTAGGGTTGCCACTGTATGGCATGTTTAGCCAGTTACCATACTTACTGTCGTCTTTGCGTGTGCCGATCTTGGGCTGCTTGGGATATATCTCTGATACACCCTGACCAAAGAAAGCCGAGAAGCTTTTAAGAGTGTCAATCATATCTTTAGCAGCGACAGGTTCTGCTAAGAACAGGTATACGTGTGCACCCCCAGATTTAGATCGGCATACTACAAATGGTAATTTATTTGCAGTTACTGCTTCTGTTAGTTTTTCAAGCGTGTCTTCTTTTTGGTACACATCAATGTCAAGAGCACCCCAGTATACTGAGCTGTCTTCTTGTAGTGGTGTGCAACCAATTCGTTTTTCACCTTTTATATGTTGTTCCCATAACCCAACGGTTATGCTGTTTTTAACAAGGAAAGATTTTGAATCACATTTCCCGTCACGGTCACGAAACTTACCTGTTAGTTTAGTTTCTCCGTGTACATTGGGGTTGCATTTAAACAACTCCAAGAAGCTGGTAGCCAGCTGAGTTAACTGAGTATTGTCTGTCATTAAAAAAAAAGAGTCCGACTCCATGAAAGAAGTCGGACTCTAGTAATATTAGTAGGGGTCGCTTGATGTCAAGGCTGGAACACTTTCTTGCTCACTTTGTAGTAAGGGAGTCTGTGTTGCAACGCCTGATGTCTGCTCTGCAAGAGTGAGTAGATCTTCGTCTGCTTCGAAGTCTAAGACAACATTGTCTGAGATTTCAAAGTTCCAATAGTCATCGTTGTTCTTGCTTGTTTCCATAACAGTCTTTAGCTGCCACTTCTGTGCAAACAATGGAGGGATGATACTCTTATCTTGTTCATAGCGGAAACGATTGATGTCACCTGTAAGCTTACGAGAAACTTTCAGCTGAGACGATGTGAACGGGATGATTGCTTCTTCCCAGTTACCGTCAATCTCTGCAAGAATGAACCAGTAGCTTGTGTAGCGTAGTTCGTTCTCGCCGAGCCATTCGTCGTATTGACGCTCACGACCTTTTTCATAGGACGGATCGCTAACAACAGTTAGTGGGTGAGAAGCTACATAGCCTCCACCCTTGTTGCGAGGAATCCATTCTGTGTATACTGCTTTGGTATAGACAGGAATGATGTTAAGCGGATTTGCTAACACGCATTTTGTCTTGTTGAAGAATAGGTCTCCAGCTTTTGAGCCTTCGACATACTCGTCTTTGTTGGACTTAAGCTGTGGGCTTAGGTCTTGTAGGATACGGACGAATGGCAACGCTGAACCTGAATCTAGGTTCTCAGTTCCCATGCCCGATACTTTAGTTATATCATATGCCATGATTATACTTTCTTTCTTTGGTTTTATGTTACTTTTGCTCGCTTACCTTGGTAGATACCAAAGGCTTCACGAGGTAATGATTCTGCCAGCTCTGGGTTGTCCAGTGCATCACGACAGAAAGACTTGAGAGTGGCGTGGTGTATTGTTGATTTACAACTTGCATCCACACCCATCTCCTGTAAAGCGGTTAAGATCTGAGATACCATAGCATCATTACCTCTATCGAGATTAGCTTTGACTTCATTCTTAATGATTGAGGAGTTGTTTGTTGAGCGAAGCCAATCGTATGCGACTGACTCGTCTTTAATACGGGCATCTACAAACTCATTGACAACAATTTGTCTGCCGTCCGATAAGCGTAGTGCTTCAACCCCCAAAGTTTCTAGCATAGATGGAAGATGTTCTTCCGCTATAACTTTGCGTTTTTGCTTTAAGGAAGACAGTTCCTGCTCAGTGGCACTTACTTGTTCTTCTAGCTCGACCAAGGACTGGCTTAGTCGGATAACAGATTCCATATCAATAGGTCTCTGTGATTCTGTTTCATCTGTTGGAAACAGTTCGGGCTCGATTGAATCAGATTCAACGAGCAATGGGTCTACATTGTTCATAGTTTATTTAGTTCTTTTTTACTTAGTTTAATAGGTTCTTCGTTCGTAGCCAAGTAACCTATGCGAGAGTAGCCAGCTATGTCAACCCAATTATCTCGTTTATTTGAGTTCATTTGCCGAGTAATTTTTAAGGCGATCATAGCGAGCGATACTTGATTAGGGGTTACTGTAGTTTCGAATATTACAGACCACATAGTTGCGAGTCTTTTTAACTCAACTCTACAATCTCCATAATCATTTTGTCTATCTCCAGTTGTGATCTGAAGAGCTTCTTCTAGTATATCCATAAATTAACACCAAGTTGGTCCAACATCCAAGTCAGCCACGACTGGAACTTTTAGAGTGATTGCTTCTTCCATAATCTTACCAAGCGTTTCAGCTTCTTTTTGGGTTTCAACCATAGCATTGATTTCGTCATGCACAGGAAGACGAAGGTCAAATCCTTCCTCATACGCCAATACCATAGCAAGTTTTGCTTGGTCAGCTGCAGAGCCTTGAATAAGACGGTTAAGAGCCTTACTGACAAACGCCCTTTGTAAGTTACCAGCTCGATCTTTATATTTTTGTTTTGCTTGTTCATATCCTTTCACTGGCTTCTCTCCAAACTCTGGTGTCCAGAAGTCGAAGTGAGCTTTCCTGCCCAGTATTGTCTTAATCTCGCCTTTCTTCTTTGCTTTGAGCATTACATTGTCAAATAATATACGAAGGAAGGGAGCTTTAGCATTAAATTTTTCTGTAACCAATCTACATTCTTCTTCTCCTATGCCGAGTTGTTCAGCCAT